AGTGTTCCAATTCCATACCTCTATATACAAGCATATCACCAGGTTTTAGATTAACCAAAATACCTTTGTTATTACTACTAGCTGTATATTTTTTACCATCAGGTATACCAACATTTTTCTTTGGCTCTAAATGTATTGGCCAAGGGTCTCCACCAAGATTTAGTGTTGTAGATATTTCACAACTAAATCTATCTTTGTGTCTCTTAAGTACATCACCTGGCTTGTATATTCTTGCGTAAGAATATGTAGGATGTAATTTCAACCCTGTCTTTTTTTCCATAATGGGTAGAGTTCTCATTAACAAAGTTTCCATAGCTAAATCTGCATAATGAGAATATGTATTTGGAACTTGTTCATCTGCCCAAGTTCCCCATTCTTGTGTAAAGTTAGCTATGTATTTTGTATCAAACAAAGTTTTTGCAACTTGTCTTTTTAATAAAAAGTAATTATACACAAATGTTGCTATTTCTTTAGGCACAGCCTCTTTAATAACTAGGTATTTATTTTTTTTGAAGCTCATTGTCGTTACTCCTTTCTTTTGATATTGCTGTTTCAACAACTTTAATATTCCAATGTATAAATCTAAAAGGTTCTAGACCTGGATCTACCGCAAATTCATGAGGAACATAACCTGGAAAGATAATCATCGTTCCTGGTTTTGGTTTATAGTGAACTTGATTAGTTCCTAATGTAATTTGTTCTTGATTTTTTAATGGTAGCTTTGTCATTTCTGCACCTGGCCTTGGTTCATGAAAGATAGGATAAGATGTTTTTTCACTACACTTTAAAAAATAAAATCCTGATACATGTTGATTCCAATGTTGATGGGTAGAGTGATGACCACCACCTTTTTCACTAAACTCTTGTACCCAAAATTCTGTAAAATGTAAGCTATGATTTTGTAAATTAAATCCTTGCCAGTCTAAAAACTCATAAGATCGTTGTCCTATAAATTCAACTAAATCTTTTACTTTAGGATCATTAGAAAAACTTACACTATGTTTTGATAAACCAAATGTTTTTAAATCTTTTTTCCATTTAGGTTCTTTTTTTAATTTATCCTTTAAAAGTTTTTCAGCATTTTTAATATATTTATCTGTTACTTTAATTGTGTTTTTCAGAAACATAGGTGCCTCTGCTACCCACACTGGTGTTTGAAAATAAAATGCAGATTTAAAATCTACATGTCCTTTTGGTTTTTGTGGTGTGTTACTTCCGCCTTGTATCATATTATTTAAAAGGATAACCTAGATTCCATATTACTAGACTATGCCTTACTCCTTTTGTTACTGGTTTGACTCTATGCCATACAAAGCTAGGAAATACAACCAAAGAGCCTTTTGGTAATATTTCAGTACATGTTTGAATGTTAGGTTTTTTATCAGGATCTAAATTCCTAAAATCAAACTCTAACTCTCCACCTTTGTATTCTTTTGGATCAGTTAAACTAACTGTCACAGATAGTTTTCTAATTTTTCCTTTTGTGGGTCCCTCTTGCATATAGGGTTTATCCCAACTATCACAATGCCAATCATAATATTGGCCCTTTTTGTATATTGTAAACTGACAAGATTCAGACCAATCCCAATTAAAATTCCAACCTGCATTAGCATTAGCTTGATGAACATAAGGTTGAATTTCTTTAAAGATCCAACGATCGTTCATCCAAACAATATTTGAATCTCTTTTCTTTTGTAAATCCTTTTTTTCGTCTTTCGTAAGAGGTTGTTTCACAATATCTCTGTCTCTACCAAAACCACCTGTAAGAGCCATAATTTCTCTATTCTTTTCTGCTTTACCATATTCCACAATCATATCGCAAATTCTTTCAGGGACAGCAGATTGAAAATACCAGTAATAATTAGTTAAATTCATGCTATGACAAACCACCCTGTTGCAATATATTTTTGTTCTGTATTAGAAATTATTCCTGCATGAGGATGAGTAAAGTCTGCAGGCCATAAAATAAGATCCCCTTTTATCGCTTTAGTAACAACTTTTTGATGAGGAAATATAGTTCCACCCTCATCTTTTACAGTATTTAAATATAACATGTAAACCACTTGCCTATCTGCAACAGCTTTACCACCTCTTTCATAGTGCAGAACAGAATAACCAGCACCTGGTTGATAATGTTGAATTTTATTAGTAACTTCAGTTTTAAGAGCATTACGTAAATTATATTTTTTTGCATATTCTGTTACAGCTTCACCTAAAACTTTAAAAAACTTTTGAATTGTTTGATCTTGAGAATCATTATAAAATAAAGAATCATTAGTATTTGGAATATCTTTTCTTAATTTTGTATACTGTTTGTTATTTTCATAATATTTTATCAAATCATCACAAAGTAATTCTGATACTTTATATGTTTCAATAAAATTAGATATATTCATAATTTATAACCACAATTGTATTAATTTTATCAGACGTGTTTTCTGTAATCATATATCTTTGTGTAGCAGGAAACATAATAAAATGATTATTTTTAATTGGTATGTGCCACGTTCTATTTTTTCTTCTATTATCATCGTATTCAATAATGCATTCACATGAATTTGGTTCTACTTCTACCCCATATAAAAGGGTATAATCTGCTGAATTTCTTAAATCAACAGGATCTACAGAGTGAATTAAAACAGATTGTTCTTTAGGATTTAAAACTTTTCCATGTATGTCTTTTGGGATCAAAGTATAATTATATTCTGCTCTCCAATGATCTCTCATATAATCTTGCATCCAATGTAAAGGTTTTGAAAAAGGTACTTTGTAATTTTTATAATTATAAGTTTGAGGATTATTACTTATTCTATCTTCGGTAATAAATGATTTTAAAATATCATTTTTAATTTTAGTGCGATCAATTTCAAAGCCTTTCGGCATTGTTATTTCACCTGTATATAAATCTATTTGAGATAATACTTTCTTTTGCATACCTATCTAGTATGTAATAAACCCCAATAATAATGTCAAGTCAATTATATAGCGACTTTATCCCAAGCACCTGTAGATTCGTTCCACTGATATTGATGAGTGCCCACTTCTTCTTCAGATAATGCTGGTGCATCACCTACTGGTGATTGCCATCTTGCTTCTGCCACATTTAGAACCCAACTGGCGTGAGGTTTTTTAGGTAAAAACATATCGTTATCTTCATCATACATCATACCTATACCTGCGTAGTTACCTCTAAAAGGTGTTCCGCCATTTTTGTGTTGTCCGCCTTGTGTATTATAAGATGTTTGTTTCCAAAGAGGCCAGCTATGGATTCTTTCCAAAAACTGTCTACCTACTTCTTCATCTTCAATACCATCGGCATTTTGACAATCTTTATCAGCTACAACCTCGACGCTGATAACTTTATTGTTTGCTCCTAGTTTTGCGTAATGTGCCATAATGTTCTCCTTATATATTATTTATTAATCTAGTTCAACTACTTAAATCTATACCTTATTAAAACTATACCTGAACCACCTGCTACCCCATTTTCATTATTTGATGATCCTGCACCACCACCTGTATTTACAGTTCCTGCTGTTCTTGGTTGAGGTGCACCACAACCTTTTCCGTTACCGCCACCACCTACACCACCTGGAACATTTATATTATTACAAGCAGCACCAGCTCCTCCACCAGCAAAAAATCTTCCCGCTACTGGACCTGATGTTCCATAACTTGGAGCTGTTGGTCCAAACCAACCAGTTGGTACAAAAGTACCATCTCCTCCATCACCACCAGTATTAGGATATGATCCGTCTGTTCCTGCATCAACTGCACCACCGCCACCACCAAAACCTCTTGAACCTAAACCTGGACCTGGTCCACTAGAATCTCCACCATCTGTTCCTTGTGCTGGACTTACAGGAGGAGTATTACCAGAACCGCCTGTAGCGTTACCAGCTCCACCGCCACCGCCTGAACCTCCATCTCTTGCTCCACCTGAAGTGTTATAGTTTCCACCGCCACCACCTCCAGCAGATGTAATAGTTGAAAATACTGAAGCCGCTCCTGTTGTAGCAGGTTGAGTTGCTCCATCTGAATCACCACCTACTCCACCAGCACCAACTGTTACTGGATAAGCTTGAACTGATACAGGTAAAGTTGAAGGAGCATTAGCAGGGCTAGCTGGTGAACAAGCATTATGACTTCTAAAACCTCCAGCTCCACCACCACCGCCTGATCTACCTGATCCTCCACCACCTGCTACCACCATATATTGAACCACATCGTTAGCTGGTGCACATGCTAAAGCTGAAACTGTAAAAGTTCCGCTTGATGTAAATACGTGTGTTTTAAAATTACCACAAGTTAAAGTTGCGTTTCCTCCTGAAGCGCATAAAAATCCTTCTGTTAATCCTGAACCTGTTAGTGAACCTGTAAATACTACTCTCCATCCTTCTGTAGCATCGACGTATATAAATTGAGCTGTTGTATTATCTTTAGCAAGAATAAGATCATTTGCTTCACCATTTATGTTTGATCCATTTCTTACCATAGTTACAGCATTACTAGAAAAAGTTCCTGTATAGTCGGATACAGCTACTACATTACCAGCAGATGGTGAGGCAGGTAAAGTAATATTAAATGCACTAGAAGATGTATCTGCAAAATAACCTCGGCCAGTAACTGCTGGACCTGGGTCAGCTGTAATTTTTGTTGTTTGCCATGAAACTTGTCCTACAACATCAGGATGTATGGTGCTAGTTGCACCACAAGCTAATTGCACTGTTGTGCCGGACTTACCTAACGTAAGTGTGCTTCCTGTTCTGTTTTCTACTGTGTTTACTTTAACTGTACTCATAATTTATCCTATTGAAATCTATATCTTATCATTACTATACCAGATCCACCAGTAGCACCTGCAGTAAAATCTCCACCTCCACCGCCACCACCAGTATTTGCTGTTCCTGCACCTGCAGTTCCTCCTGGAGGTCCGCCTGCACCGCCTCCACCAGTGCCTGCACCACCACCTGTACCACCGCCACCACCACCACCAGCGAAATATCTTACATTTGAAACTGGTCCTGGAGCTCCATAACTTGGAGCTGTAGGTCCAATAAATGGATCTGCAATAAAACTTCCTATACCACCATCTCCAGCATTTCCTGGTTGTCCTGGTCCACCCGCTGCGGCTGCGCCTCCACCTCCTGAAGCTGGAAAGTTTGGTCCATAAGCACCACCTGCTTGACCTCCTGGATTACCTTGCGGTGGTGATACTGGCGGTGTATTACCTGCTCCGCCTATTGAATCTTTTCCTGGGTTTCTATAAGAACCGCCTCCGCCTGAACCACCTGCTACTCCATTACCTTCAGCTGCACAAGGGTCTGAATTTGGAATTCTTGTACCTGAACTTCCACCACCTCCGCCACCTGCGGACGCTATTGAACTAAAAATTGAATTACCACCACTTCCTCCTTGTTGATCACCATGAGGAGGTGTGTATGTTCCTGGTCCTGCTGTTCCTGCTGCGCCTACACTAATTGGAAAAGACGTTGCTGTAACTGTTAGACCTGCTGGTGCAACTAATGGTGAGTTACATCCTGGAGCAGATGAAAATACTCTAAATCCTCCAGCTCCACCACCACCCATTCCTCCTGCTGGAGGTGTACTTCCACCACCACCGGCTCCACCTGCTACTACTAAATATTGAACAGCATTATCTGGTGCAGCAGCAGCTGTGCTGTTAACCGTAAAAGTTCCACTGCCTGTAAAAATATGAGTTTTAAAATTTCCGCATGTAACTATTGCATTACCACCAGACGCACATATGAAAGATGAACCTGTTACATTTGATGTTGAGTCGTGAATATCTTGCCAACCTTTTGTACCATCCACATAAATTAAAGTTACTGATTGTGATTCTGTTTTTAATGTAGCATCTTCACAGACACCATTAATTTTTGATCCACCTCTACCCACTGTTACTTTGTTAGTGTCCCAAGTATTTGCGTAATCTTTAAATGCTACTATATCTCCTGCAGAAGGTGAACTAGGCAGCGTTACAGTTATTACGCCACTAGTTGTGTTAATAAAATAACCTTTTCCTGATTCTACAGTTAATGGCGAAG